CCGCAGGTAAACAAAAAAAGGCGTGTAATAAATTTTAATTATTACAGGGAAAATAAACTTATAAACACAAAGTTTAGAGATAGTGAAAAAAACTTTAAGATGGTTTCTGGTGCTGAATTAATATTTTATGGATTAGACAACATAAAAGAATTAGATATTGTTTACATAGTTGAGGGTGAAATTGACGCATTAAGTTTACATGAAGCTGGACTTTATAGTGTTTGTAGTGTGCCAAATGGCGCTAGTAAAGGCAATCAAAAATTAGAATACCTTGACAATTGTTATAAATATTTTGAAAATAAAAAAACGATAGTTATATGCACTGATAATGACGCACCTGGTCTAGCGTTGAGAAATGAATTAGCTAGGCGTTTTGGTTTTTATAAATGTAAATATGTGGATTTTGGTGAATTTAAAGACGCAAATGATGTATTAGTAAATGCTGACAAAGAAACTTTGCGCAATATTATTTCAAATAATAAAAGTTTTCCGTTAGAAGGTATTTTAAATATAGACAACATTTGGAACAGTGTTTTAAATTATAATGAAAATGGTTTAAAAAATTATTCAATTGGTATGGGTAATTCAGATAATTATTTTAACCTAGCATTTGGCGAATGGACTGTTGTGACTGGTATTCCTAATAGCGGTAAATCAGATATTGTCGATCAAATATGCTGTAATTTAGCTACTAAATATGGTTTTCGTTGCGCAATGTTTGCACCAGAATCATTTCCGTATGAGGGTCACATAAAACGTATTGCAAATAAATTAAACGAAAAAAATTGTGATAATAATGATTTAAACAATACAAAAGATTTTATTGAAGAACATTTTCATTGGGTAAAAATAGATTTGGAAAACCTAACGTTAAAGGGCATTTTGGACGCATTTAAACAACTTGTGTTGCAAAAAGGTGTAAATGTGTGCGTCATTGATCCTTATAATATGTTAGACCATTCTGCGCAACGCGACTATTCTTATGTTGGGCGCTTACTTTCACAAATAACACAATTTTGTCAACAAACAAAAACACACTTGTTTTTAGTAGCACACCCAAGAAAAATAGAATCAATAGAGGGTAAATATCGAAAACCAACATTATATGATATTTCTGGATCGTCAGATTTTTTTAACAAATCATATAACGGTTTAATTGTATTTAGACAAATTGGGCAAAAATCTAAATATAAAAGTGATGTTGTAAGCGTATATGTAGAAAAAGTAAAGCGTAAAGAAAATGGTCAATTAGGTCAATTTGAAGTTGCACCTGATTTTGTTAATGGTGGCGTTTACAAACATTTAACACGTGAAAACAAAAAATTTGAAGTAATAAAAGATAATAATATACCTTTTTAATGACAAAAAAACATTATAAGGCAATCC